TAGTAACTGTTACAGGCTCACCATCTACACTAGACTTATTATCAATAATAAGTTTTTCTAGTCTTCCTTGGTGATTTGCCATTACAGTTCCTAGGGCGTATACAAGTGCTTTGGCTTGTGCTAGTGGAATTCTGATTTCTTTTTGGTTAGTAGTTTCAGCAGTCTTTACAACTTGTATAAACTGTTGAATTGGTATAGTATTAATTGGTTCGTTTGTTTGCATCTGAAAGTTCCTGTCTCATTGTAAATTCAGTTTTAAAAGGACCTTTAGATTCATACTTTTCAAGTGTAACTAATTTGGGGCAAAAACTTCTTACCCAACCTTTATCAAAGTGAATAATATAATATCCTGCCGCATACAAGCTCTTAGACTTTTTACTTTTAGTAAAGAGCGGTAATTTCTTTTGTACATTGTACATTACATTATATGGTGTACTAGACGTTGAAAAACCGTGTATTTCTTTAGTAGCAGAACTACCGTCTGATATAGTCGATTTATCGTAACTAATCCCTCCAATAAAACTATTAAATGATTTAATGTCAGTAAAGTAATCTGTTCCTGATGAACAACTATACATATATCTTTTGTCTTCTTGTTTTGATAGTGTACCAATACGTTCACCATCTTTTTCTACAATCCAAAATTTGTTCTTTAGGATTGGCTTTGCCTTAATTGTCATTCTTGCCTCCATGTTATGAATACCTCGCATTGAGTGGATCAGCATATAACTGAACATTGTCTGCAATCCGTTGCATATCGTGTTTAGCACAAAATTTCATTAGTCGCATACCAACTTGTGTAACTTCTTTTGCAACCATGTTGTCTTCAATTACATCGTTAATAATACTTCTAATGTTGCCGGGTTGTGCAGTTAAGTCACAAAGGACAACGTTACGTTGATAGTCATCAAGTACACGATGTTCTACACCTTCGTGATCAGTCCAGCGTTGTAGCATCATGTTGTTCCAGTTAAAGCCTTTATTGTCTTTATCTTCGTATGCTTCAATAAGACCAACTTTGTTCTTAGTACCTTTTGTACGTACACCAGGGTATGCACTAAACACATTATCACTTGTGTCACCACGCATACACTTTTCAAACAACATAAATTCTGGATTAGGAGCAGGCTTAGGCTCTTTAGTTTTCTTATCAATAACAGGTTGCTTTTTCTTATCGTCAAAGTAACCTTCGTGTGTAATAATTGTATTGCTAACACCATTGTATTGTGTTACATTAGGACCAATAAGTTGTGCAAAGTCACCGTCGGTACTAATAATAACATGTTTATCATTAGGGTGTGCTTGTACCCAACCTGCAATAAGATCATCTGCTTCTAGTTCAGGATGTTGCATTACAGTACAGTTAGTCTTTGTACTTACAAAGTCTTTAAACTCATCGAACATCTCCCAAAACACTTTGTCTTCTTCAGCCTGCGATTCAGTAAGTGCATCACGTGCAACTTTTCTGTTACGCTTGTAAGGCTCGTAAAAGTCTTTACGCCAACTACGTCCTTCCAAACAGAACACAACATGACTACCGTCAAAGTCAGCCCATGCTTTCTTAATACTGCTTAGTGTAATATGAAAAGCCATGCCTACCTTTGTATCAAGATCGCCACGTATAACGTGTCTTGCACGGAAAAATGTATTAGCTGTGTCTACTAGAATGTATGTCATTAGTCTGCCTTTGTGTAATTTATAGTAGTATTATAGCACCAAATCTGGCTTGTGTCAAGCATTATTTGACTTCAGCTTTACCATTATCGTCTGCTTTACTAGTTTCAATGTATCCCATACCTCGATCAGTTTGTTGACCGTCTTGTTCTAACATCTGTGTAGCAATAGTTCTAAACCATTGATCAACAATATGCTCTGGTTGTTCGCCTGAGTATCCTGCATCAATAAGTTGTTCAATAAACTCATTATTCCAATCGAGCTCAAAGAAACCATTCTTAATGTTCTCTGGATTAACTTGTGTATCTAGTACTGCTACCCAAGGCTTTTTATCTTTAGTTGCTTGTGCTTTTTCTTTTTCAAGAATAGCTCTACGTTGTTCTTCCGCTGTAAGTTTTTTCACTTGTTCAGGCTTCATCCCCAACGCTTTTTTTACTTTATCTAACATATATTACCATCCTGCCTTTCTTATTTTATCTTCGAGGTTATTATCTTTTACAATTTTAGCTTTCATTGCTTTTTCATGTTGTAGATTTTTATATTCACGTATGTTATTAAGTTCGTGTTCTGGATACGGTGGGTGGTAAGGCTTCTTTGCTGGCTTACTTTTAAATAAATTTTTTATATATGTTATCATATTAAGTTCCTATTGCATTACCAAACAAGTATACGTGTACTCTTGCCGCAACATTATAACCACGTTTAAATGCTCTTTCAGCAACTTTACCTGCACCTGCTGTTTGTTCTTCTTCTCTAGCACCTGTTGGCATAACCCATATAGGCCAATCAACACCTTCTGCTTTGAAAAGTTTAATTACTTCTTCCATTTCTTCCCACTCTCTATCCTCTGGACCTACTACAAACTTTAGTTGTCCTTTGTCAGAAAGTTCTCTGTACTCTGCTACTATTTCAGGCTTAATTGCTTTTTCTCTTTTTTCACCTGCAACTGACCATAGTTTAGGACTACAACTAAAAAATATTTCTGTGTCTATCCTATTAACCCATTCTTTGAATGGATCTTTTAATTTTTGTGTACCATTAGTTTCAAATGTCATTGACCCAGGCAAGTTGCCTTGTCTTTCAAGTTCTTCATATATTCCAACGGTTGCTGTTTGTCCAGTTACCATCAAAGGCTCTCCGCCTGTGATACATAAGTGTTGACTTTGTCCTGTTACTGGATGTTTAAATAATCCTTCAGGATTACTTTCGTTCTTTAATATATCTATAATTTTATTTGCCATTACAGTTGGCGTTTCTTGACCCATTAAGTCTTTAAACTTCTTTGCCCATGTGTAACTTGAATCACAACCTTTATCCCATACAGGCAAGTCCTCAACACGTTTTACACTTGATACATCAAAGTCTTGAAAAGGTAATTCATATGTATCAGGATTAGTAGGATCTATTTGTCCAAATCCATTACACTGTAAATTGCACAAGAAGAAACGTATCCAGGCTGTAGGCACACCAGTATAGTGGCCTTCACCTTGAATACTATGAAATATTTCTGAGTAGTAAAACTTCTTTTCAACAGTTTTACCAAATTCATGTTGTGCTAATTTACTTTCCACAAGCAAACTCCTGTTGTAGTTTAATATTATCCATAAACTCTTTCTTAGTACCTGCGTCATCTTTAAACGCACCTTTGAGTACAGTTGTTTGTGTAAGACTACTGTGTGCCTTAATACCCCTGTTCTCAACACAACCATGTGTTGCTTGTACATAAACACCTAAGTGTTCTGCACCTGTTGCTTTTTGTATTTCACGAGTAATATCGTTTGCAAGTTCTTCTTGTAGTGTACCACGTTCAGCACACCATTGTGCAATACGTGTATACTTAGACAAGCCAATTAGTTTGTCTGCGGCAATTATACCAATGTATGCTACACCTCTTACAATCTGATGATGATGTGAACACATACTTGTAAGTTCGCTTCTAACAACTAACATACCTTCATAACGGTCTTCGCCATCATTTGGAAATGCAGTTGCGGCCGGAATAGGATCATAACGTCCTGCCATTAATTCATTAATATACATTTTTGCTAGACGTTTGCCAGTTCCCATACTGTTAGGATCATTATGCCTATCAATCACAAGTGAGTCTAGCACATTTTCAAAGGCTACAGTTGCTTCTTCAATTAGTGCTTCTTTGTCACCATCTACTAAAACATCACTGATATTGTCACCAGCCCACGATCTAATACCAGCTTCTTTTAGCCTTGTTTTAATTTCTTCACTTTTGTTCATTTACTTCTCCGATGTTAAGGCAGTGGATTGCCTGTAATAGTTTATATTATACAATATATTTAGGTCTATGTCAACCTTTTTTAACATAATTTAGGTAGTCTTTGGCAATCAATTCATGTATATTCTTAGTATAATGCTCGCCGTCGACTCTGTGTTCGTCCGTTTCTATGTTAATGGCCTTTGCTAATTGCAAATAACCTTCTGCGGACGATGATGCTTTTGTACCTGCTTGCCAGTCTCCGTAAAGCTCAACATTGTCAGGAACAAATACTCTGTTGTTAATCGTCCATTGATACCATTTAATATTTCGTCTAGCACACATAGTATCAATTGCTAATAAATCTAAGCAATAGTCTTTATATTGCAAAGGTGTTACTAGCTCGTGCCAAAGTTTTGTGTAGATATACTTTTCATGAAAGGGTTTAAAGTCTGCTTGTACTTTCATATCGTCAAAAAAGAATCCTTTAAAGTCTTCGTAGTTTTCTTTTCGAACTTGATCAATCATTTCAATATAATTTTCGGTTACACGATGATCTGTATATCTCTGTATCTTTTTGTCTTTTGGTTGATTGTCATCTAAGAATAAATCTACATTTGTGTTTTCACCAACATCTAAGTTACGTGAACATGCAAGTAAGAATCTATTCCAGTATGTACTTTGTACAAATACTTCATCAATGTCGTCATAACGATCAAGCATTGATTTAACCCAAGCAGGATATTTTCTATTACATCCACCTGGTTGACTATAGATAACAACTTCTTTATTATTTTCATCGGCGTAGATCTCAGCATAGTTATTATCTTGCCATGCTGAGATTGTATCACCAATTTCGGAATATCCGTGTGCGTGACTGTCGCCGATGAATAGTGTTCTAGTCATTAAAATACTTGTCTAGCATTTCCATACGATCATGTGCCGCGGCCATTTTATCCAGTTCTTTTTGAATAGTTTCAATAATATCTGAATGTTCGCCAATGCCCACAACTTTTTCCATATACACATTAATATTAGTTTTGTGTAATAAGATTTCCGCTTCAGCATGTTTTCTTGCCGCTTCAATCATTTGCTGTTTCAACATAAGTTCCTTTCCTGTAGTTTCCTTTGTTAGGTATTACGTGTCTTACGCCGCCGCGTGGATCATCCATATCGCCCTTGCGCCTAGGAATTAAGTGAACGTGTGGGTACATAACAGTTTGTCCTGCCGCTTCTCCAACGTTTTGTCCGATATTAAACGCATCACAATATCCGCGTTCAACCCAATCGTAGCCCCACTTGTATGCCGCTTCCATACATTTAGTAAGGCCTTGCCAGTTTTCTTCTTTAGGAACAAAAAGTATATGTCCTTCAGTAACTGGATAGCCATCTTTATATACTGTAAACTCTTTTGAGTCAATTAAAATATCTGTCCAAGGTTTAGAATCCATAATTAAATGCCACCATTATACGTTCTTTATCTACAAGTTGTTGTTCTACTTTATGATGCAAATGACTTGGAAAGATAATTAAACTTCCTGTCATTGCCGCACAAGTTACATTAGGAGAGTTTGCTTCATTTAGTTCTGAAACATTTACTCTAGGCCAGTTAGACTTCATATTAGGATTAACTAGTGTTAGTCCTGGATGATCTTGATCTGCTTGAATGTAGTATACTCCACTCCATGTGTCTGGAAGATGATTGTGTTCTTCGTGGTATGTGTATTTACGATTAATACTAAACCAACTGCTCTTAAGTGAAGGCGTATGTTGTAGTTTAGTTTCTTTATGACACTCTTGTACACATGCATTAATAAAGTTTTTTAAATCTTCAAATAAAGGATTTTCTAAAATACTTTCATTACCGTATGAAGTGTAACCATTAGCAGTATATCTAACAGGTGCTGTATCGCTTTTTTCTTTTGCTAAAAGTTCTGTAACTACAGATTTTTGTAGCTCTTGAGATTTATCGTATACAGCTCTAAATACTTGTGTTGGAAATATAAACTGCTTTTCAATCATTAATATTCTCCAACATGTTCCCAAGGATAAACTAACCAAACATCCTCTTCTGCTTTATTTACATCGTGACAACTATAGGATATTGTACTATTGAACTCACTTGCTAAATTATCTGTAAGAGTTGCAAATTTTACATTATTACCCCATACACGATTCCATTTAGGATCATCTGGCAAACAACTTGCTTGCCAATCTTGTATAATCCAATTAAATGTTGCGCCTGTATCGTTAATATCATCAACAATAAGAATTTTCTTTTCTAATGGTCCTGCTGTTACTTTTGTACCATCGCTGTACCCAAATGCATCTTCAGCCATCCATAACATACTATCGCCAGTCTTGCCTGATTCACCATCACGTAAACTTACTTTAAATGATTCACAACGTATACCGGTCATGTTACTAATAATAGTAGCAGGTACATTACCACCACGTGTAATACCTACAATATAATCAGGACGCCAGTTGTCTGCGTACATTTGGTTTACAATACTAACACACATACGTTCTACGTCAGCCCAACTATAATAATGCTTTTTAATCATGATATCCATCGTCCTCGTCTAGTAATTGAATATTTCTTTTTTCAACATGCTTTGTAATAGCCCAACTTGGAACTTCTAAACATGCATCTTTAATTTCTTGTTCTGTATAAGTTTCAGGTTGCCTAATACCATATTTGTTAAATTGTTCGATAGCCCATTCAGTGAGGTCTTGTCTTGTATTAAACATTTTTTAAATAATCCTTATTGTCAATCCATTTACCGTTTTTAACAAAGCCCCAGCTTTGTGCCTTTTTACCCATGAAGAATAAACTCCAACATGGAATATTATTTCCATCTTCGTCCTTAGCAAGTTCTAACCAATGTAAATCTTTTGCTGAACGAAAACGTATGCTACCTGGACCACGCCAAATCTTACCTTCTGGAGTATGCTCCCAGTAGCCGCCTTTAATAATAAATGCTCCCCAACTCCACGGATGATCATGTAGTGTAGGTTCGTCACTTACTAAAACTTTATGTAGTGTAACATTAAAAGGAAAGTTTTTCCTGTCTTTTAAAAACAAATACCAACGTACTAAGTAAGGTACTTTTCCGCTTCTATCTGTAATTACACGTTTTCTATTTCTAAAAAATTCAAACATTATATGTTTCTTTCTTTTAATTTGCCTTCGTAGTCTTGCTCTGTCATTTTGTAAATTAGTTTAAACTGCTCATATGCTTTTGAAAGTGCAGGATATTCGTCACACATTTCTTCTATACGTGAAACAAGAGGCATTCTATCTACAAAATCTTTTTGTTCAAAGGTGGGCATATTATAAGTAAATTCTGTGCCTGTGTCGTTCATTTCCATACTATCTAAAGTTATAGTATGCGAAGGTTCACTCTCTGTTCCACCTATTGTAACAGTTAAATTAGGATCATTAACAGTAGCATAACTAGGACTAGAAGTTCCAGCAGTATAAGT